AATCACTCTTCCAACTGATCCTCTTCAACATATTGATGATGTTGCAGGTGAGATTGCATTGTGTATTCTGTCTGCAATTAATGTAGGCAAGATTCGTGAGTTAGATGACCTTGAAGAACTTTGTGATCTCGCTGTTCGTGGTCTTGAAGAACTCATTGATTACCAGGAGTATCCCGTTCGTGCTGCAGAACTTGCTACCAAAGCACGTCGTTCTCTTGGTATTGGTTACATTGGTCTCGCACATTATTTTGCAAAACATGGTGTTGGGTATGACTCTCAAGAAGCTTGGGATATGACTCATAAATTAACTGAGGCATTCCAATATTATCTTCTCAAGGCTTCTAATCAACTTGCGAAAGAAAAGACTCCATGTACTGATTTTAATCGTACAAAGTATTTTGAGGGACTTCTTCCCATCGATACATATAAGAGAGACGTAGATGAGATTTCAAACCCAGGATATACCTATGATTGGGAAACTCTTCGAGGATCTATCGCCACCCACGGTCTCCGACACAGCACTCTGTCCGCACAAATGCCTTCTGAGAGCAGTTCCGTTGTGTCAAACGCAACCAATGGAATCGAACCACCTAGAGGATACTTGTCCATTAAAAAGAGCAAGAAAGGGCCTCTTAAACAGATTGTTCCACAGTATGGATCCCTTAAAAATAATTACACTCTACTCTGGGATATGTCTGACAATCGCGGCTATATTAATGTGGTCGCAGTCATGCAAAAATTCTTCGACCAAGCAATCAGTGGAAACTGGAGTTACAATCCAGAAAACTATCCAGACAATGAAGTGCCCACCTCAGTAATGGCACAAGACCTTCTGAGGACCTACAAGTATGGTTGGAAGACTTCTTATTATCAAAATACCCATGACCAAAAATCAGATGAAGTAAAGGAGGAAACCACTAAAGATCAACTAAACAAACTACTTGAACAAATTATGGAGTCTAGTGAGGAAGATTGTGAAAGCTGTAAAATCTAGTAAAGTAAAAGAGGAATTACAAATGATAGAAGGAATGACCGTATTCAACACCAGCACCGATGTTGATACCCGTAAACAACCAATGTTTTTCGGTCAACCACTGGGTTTACAGCGTTATGATTCTTATAAGTATCCAGTATTTGATAAACTAACCCAACAACAACTTGGATACTTCTGGAGACCTGAGGAGGTTTCCCTTCAGAAGGATCGTAGTGATTATCAACAACTACGTCCAGAACAAAAGCATATTTTTACCAGCAATCTGAAGTATCAGATTATGCTGGACTCCGTTCAGGGACGAGGACCCTCAATGGCTTTCCAACCTTATTGTTCTCTCCCAGAACTGGAAGCGTGCATGGAAGTTTGGGGATTCATGGAGATGATCCACTCCCGTTCATACACTTATATTATCAAGAATGTATACTCCGATCCAGGAGAGGTTTTTGATCATATTCTTGATGATGACAAGATTGTAAGTCGTGCGACCTCTGTTACTGAGGCATATAACGATTTCATCAACGCTGCACAACAGTATGGAACCAGTAATGATTGGATCCATGCACAAGAAGGTGCAGGTTACTTCAAAGAAAACCGTAAGGAACTCAAAAGAAAACTTTATCGTGCTGTTGCCAATGTCAATATTCTCGAAGGTATCAGGTTCTATGTCTCGTTCGCTTGCAGCTTTGCGTTTGGTGAACTCAAGCTTATGGAAGGATCCGCTAAAATTATCTCTCTCATCGCAAGAGACGAAAATCAGCACCTTGTCATTACTCAAAACATCCTCAATAAGTGGCGCGAAGGCGACGATCCAGAAATGCAAGAGATTGCTAAGGAAGAGGAACCAGTAATTATAGACATGTTCCGTAAGTGTGTGGACGAAGAGAAGGCTTGGGCTAAGTATTTGTTCAAGGATGGATCCATGATTGGTCTGAACGACAAACTCCTCAACAATTATGTTGAGTGGATTGCAAATCGTCGTATGAAGGCGATTGGTTTGAAACCTATCTATGACATTCCTGCAAAGAATAATCCTCTTCCATGGACTGAACACTGGATCTCTTCTAAAGGTCTGCAAGTTGCTCCTCAGGAAACTGAGGTCGAGTCTTACGTTGTTGGTGGTATCAAACAAGACGTGAAGAAGGATACCTTCGCTGGATTCCAACTCTAAATAATATTAAGAACTGATTTGAATTAAGTTTCATGGCTATTAAAACTAGTATTCCACGGGTAGTTTCTGAAGAACTACCCGCAAACCCTTTTGCTTTTGAAGTCTTTGCACTTGCATCTAAACAAAGAAGCAAGGCACAAAAAGTAGAAGTGCTTCGAAAATATGAACACCCATCATTAAAGTCTCTTTGTATTTGGAACTTTGATGAAAGTGTTATCTCTTTACTTCCCCAAGGTCTTGTTCCATACTCTAGTGTAGGACAGCAAAATGTTTCCTCCGGTAATCTGAGTGATAACATTAACAGAGCTGTGCAGATGATGGGAGAACTTGATTCCAATTCTATTGGATCTCAGGATCAGGGACATACTTCTATTCGTAAAGAATATACCTATTTTTATAATTTTATTAAAGGCGGTAACGACGGACTTTCTCAAAGAAAGAGGGAGACAATGTTTATTAACATTTTAGAAGGTCTTCATCCACTTGAAGCCGAGATTCTCATCTTAGTAAAAGATAAAAAACTCGAAGAAAAATATAAAATTACCAAAGACATTGTTGCTCAAGCATATTCTGATATTCAGTGGGGCGGTAGATCCTAAATACTTTTAACAAGTATTATAGAAGTGGTTTAAATGGCCAAGTTAGGAATTTATACTGGTGTCTCAGAAAATGATGGACTTGGTGATACTTTATTAACTGGCGCTATAAAAATAAATAGCAACTTCGATGAACTATATGATCTTCTCGGTACAGGTGGTCTTCTCGGAGACGCTCATTTAGACAGATTAGATGTAAGTGGACTCTCCACTTTTGTTGGAGTTTCCACTTTTTTAAGTGACGTATATATTGCTCAAAATTTATTTGTAAGTGGAGTTAATATCAACTCTGGATCTAGTATTGGTGTTGATATTCTTACAAGAAATATAAATGCATCTGGAATTGTAACCGTTGGTGGTATTGTAGATCTCAATTCCGATTTAGATGTTGACGGCAGAACAGAACTTGATATTACAAATATTTCAGAAACCCTTAATGTTGTTGGTGTATCTACATTTGGTTCTAATGTTGATATAAATGCATTTGTAGATATTTCCAGTGGACTCAATGTAGTTGGCATATCCACTTTCCAAAACGATATAATTTTAGGCGATGGGGATAAAATTCGTTTAGGTGCTGATGGTGATTTAGAAATTTATCATGATGGGGCCAATAGTTATATTAGCGATAGAGTAAGTGGTGATTTAATACTTCAAGGCGACGCGAGTGTAATAATCAAAGCCTTTGGTTCAGCTGAAACCATGGGCAAATTTAACAAGGATGGATCTGTAGAACTCTACTATAACAACTCCAAGAAATTTGAAACGACTTCGACGGGTATTGATGTAACTGGAACTACTCAATTAGATGATCTTAATGTTTCTGGTGACTCTACGATTACTGGTAACATAGATGCGAATGGTAATCTAGATGTCGATGGTAGAACGGAGTTAGATATTACTAATATTTCAGAGACACTTAGTGTTTCCGGAATATCAACATTTACATCTGCAGTTGATATTAATTCCGATTTAGATGTAGATGGTATAACTGAGCTTGATACCACCAACATTTCCGAAACATTAAATGTTGTAGGAGTATCAACGTTTGGTTCTAGTGTTGACATCAATGCCGACTTAGATGTTGATGGCAGAACTGAACTTGACACTACAAATATCTCAGAAACTCTCAATGTCGTAGGTATATCAACATTTGGTTCTGATATTGATATCAATGCCTCTATCGATGTTGATGGACATACGGAGTTAGATGATCTCAATGTTTCTGGAGTATCTACATTTGCATCTGCGGTTGACATCAATGCAGACTTAGATGTTGATGGAAGAACAGAACTTGACACGACAAATATCTCAGAAACATTAAACGTTGCAGGTATCTCTACCTTTGGTTCTGATGTTGATATCAATGCTAATCTTGATGTAAGTGGCACACTTACTCTTGGATCTCATGTACAATTAAACAGTGACATCAATATTACTGGTGTCGTAACTGCAACTGCATTCCACACTGGCGCTGAAGGTTCTGCGATTAGAATTACTTCCGATTCCATTACTGGACCTTCTTCCATTACTATTGATCCATCTGGTGTAGGGGATAATACTGGTTTAGTTATAGTTAAAGGTGATCTTCAAGTAGATGGTACTCAAACCGTTATTAATTCTAATGTAGTTGAAGTAACCGATCTTAATATAACACTTGCTTCTGGTGCTGTAAATGACGCTGCAGCTGATGGTGGAGGTATTACGATTGACTCTGGAGATGGATTAAAGACATTCCAGTTTGAAGCTACTGGGGATAATTTTGGATCTTCCGAGAATATCAATCTCTCTACAGGAAAAACTTATAAAATTGACAATACTGAAGTATTATCATCCACACAATTAACAGTATCAAATATCAATTCTTCTGGTATTGGTACAATTGAAACTCTTGATACTACGACTGGTACTATTGATTATCTGTCTGCTACCAATATTAATCTGTCTGGTTTATCAACGTTTACCGATGCAGTTGATATTAATGCTGATTTAGATGTTGATGGACGCACTGAACTTGATATTACCAATATCTCAGAAACTCTGAATGTTGTAGGAGTATCAACCTTCGGTTCTTCTGTAGATATTAATGCCGACTTAGATGTTGATGGTAGAACGGAACTTGATACAACTAATATTTCGGAAACCTTTAATGTAGTTGGATTATCAACCTTTGGTTCTGATGTTGATATAAACGCATCGGTTGATATTTCTACCAATCTTGTTGTAGATGGTCTCAGTGACTTAGATGAACTTAATGTCGCAGGTCTTTCTACATTTGCTTCTAATGTTGACATCAATGCTGGTTTAGATGTTGATGGATTTACTGAACTTGATGCCACCAATATTTCCGAAACTCTGAATGTTGTAGGAGTATCAACCTTCGGTTCTTCTGTAGATATTAATGCAGACTTAGATGTTGATGGATTTACTGAGTTAGATTCAACTAACATTAGTGAGACTTTAAATGTAGTTGGAGTTTCAACC